CCTCTCTACGCCGCATATACTCGCGCTGATAGGTGCGTTTCGCTTCACCCTCAAGAGGCATCTTCTTCCTTCGCCTCGCGCAACGCTTTCTTCTGTTCCTTGTCTTGGCTGCCCTCAATGCCAACTACCCTGACAAGTACAAGCCACAAGGCCCACCAGTGGACGAGACGGCCAAGGAGGTGCTGGCCCATCTGGTGGCCATGCGGAAGGAACAGAAGAAAGCGTTGCGCGAGGCGAAGGAAGAAGATGCCTCTTGAGGGTGAAGCGAAACGCACCTATCAGCGTGAGTATATGCGGCGTAGACACGGCTTTAAGCCTAGGGAGGGGAAAAGGGTTGTTAAGGGGAATTTAGACCCTCCCGTAAGAAGGGAATTTAGACCTCTATCTCCTCCCACGGGTATTTGGCGTATGAACGCCCAGCGTATGTTAGACTACATGGCCTACATCAACAGGCGTGGTTATACCTTGGAAGAGATCAGAGATGCAGTTGGCAAGAGGGCTTATCGGCTACAACTCATACAAGGATATAGAGAGAATCACAAGCCATGAATGATCTTACTCTCTTCCTGATTCGCATGGGTGTCGTGCTAGGTGGAGGCAGTCTCTTGTTAGTGACAGTCGTTATCGCTCTTATATCAAGCGACTGGTTAGAAAGGATGAGGGGGTTGGGAGAGAGGTACAAGGGTAGGTGAAGATAGGGGGGCAGGGCTTAGAAGTATGTGGTTAGAGGTAAGGGGGGAGCCTCGACAATCCTGAATCTACAAAAGGAGAAGCCCTATGAACGATGAAGAGCGTTGCCAGTTGCGTCAGACAGCGTTGTCTTTAGCGTTGGAGTTGCTTTCGAAGAGTCGAGTGACCTCTTTAGAAGTAGACTTGGCTCCAGGTGTACTGGTTGCGTGGGCATCAGAGATCGAGGAGTATTTCGTAAATGGGGTGAAGGTGGCGGTTACTGAAGTTAAAGGAGAAGAGGATGCCCCTCACGACTAAGGGACGTAAGGTCAAGGCCTCTATGCGTAAGCAGTATGGGGTGAAGAAAGGAGACGAGGTTTTTTACGCTTCGAGGAACAAGGGTACGATAAGAGAAGTAGATAAGCCTCGTCGGGTGAGGAAGAAGAGATGAGGAGAGAGGCCCCAATTCTTGCCAACTGGAAGGTCTATGACCACTGATACCGTCTCAGCACCCGTTGAGGCAGTCTTCAGCGCAGTGGGCTACGACCCCACTCAGGGAGGGGTCAATACCTATCAGCCGAGGATACTGGCTTCTGAGAAGCGGTTCGTGCTGGTGGTTGGAGGGGAGCAGGGCGGGAAGTCAATCGTGCTATCCAAGGGGTTCGCCAAGCGTCTGCTGGACGATTTCGAGAAGCATAAAGGGTTTGGGGACGGTCAGGGGCCACCGTTGCTTTACTGGCTCATTGGCTCGGCCTACGGGGAGACCATAAAGGAGTTCCAGTACATTTCACAAGACCTGGAGCTTTTGGGCATGCCCGTGCATTACTCTAAAAGGGTAGACCCTGGCTATATCGAGGTTAAATTCTCCGACGAACGCAGACCTAGAATAAGGATAGAGACCAAAAGTGCCACTGACATCACCAAGATGAGCAAGGACTCCCCCCACGGCATCATTATCTGTGAGGCCGATCAGTGCGACCTGATAGTGTTCGAACGAGCTCAGGGCCGTGCGACACCCCGTCAGGCCTGGATACTGATGGCGGGAACCCTGGAACACGAGTCCAGCTGGTTCTCCCAGCTTGCCGAGGCGTGGCTTTCAGGAGCCGACGATCGCCAGAGCTTTCGACTGCCCTCCCACTCTAACGCCACCCTATATCCAGGAGGGCGACTCGATCCCAAGATACTCGACCTGGAACGCCACTCTTCTGATGCGTTCTTCAGGCAGCGCATCGAGGGGATACCGAGTCCGCCTGTTGGCCTGGTATTTCATGAGTTTCGGGCCGATCTGCACATCCGAGACCTGAAATGGATAAGAGGGGAGCACATCTATATGTGGGAAGACCCTGGTTACGGCTCCGAGTCGGCTCACGCACTGGAGATTGCCCACATCATAGACGGCCAGATACAGGTGTTCGACGAGATATACGAACGGGGCAAAATAACAGCCGACATCATCCACATCGCTATGAACCGCCCCTGGTGGAAGGAACGGGACGATGCGGGGATCTCCCTGGTTTCCGACCCTCACTACAAAGACCAACACCACTCCATGACCTCCGTACAGGAAGAGTGGCTCCGACCGCCCGCTAGAATGTACGCCAGCGGAGAACGGGTGAGGATTCGACCTGGAATCGAACGACTGAAGGGGTTCCTGAAGCCCGATCCCATCTTTAGGGAGCCCAAAATCGTGTTTGCGCCTCACTTGCAAGGTGTTTTGAGCGAGTTGGGGGCTGTACCGAGTCCTTTTGACGGCCAGATAAGGGCCTATAAGTGGAAAACAGACCGAGAAGGCAACGTCTACGGTGAAAACCCCGAAGATAGGTACAATCATGGTTTGAAGGCTATTATCTACGGGATTGTCTCAGTCTTTGGATATGGCTATACTGCAGGTATGCAGAAAATCAAGATGAGGCGGTGGTAGATGGCCAATCGTAGCCCCGCCGAGATACTTCAACTGGTTGAAGACCAGGAAAACGCCACCCAGGACGTTCGGAACCGGATGGACAACGACTACGCCCTGTGGCGCTTGGAGACCTATGCGGGCGACGAGGATCTGACGGACTTCCGTATTTACACCTCCAACGAGCCTCGTACATTCGCCAACAAACTCATTTCCCTTCTTGTCGAGGCTCATCTGGTGTTCAGGGCTGAAAAGGGAGACAAGACCAAGGCGGAGCGAAAAGAGTCCAACGGCAAGGAGCGATTCGTCTACGGGATGCTGAAGGCGGGCGACGAACGGCTCTTGGCGTTGATGATGCCCAAACTGCGTAACCAGCTGTCCTGGTTCACCTGTATACGTGGCAGGTACATCATACGGGTGATACTCCGTAAGTTGGACGACGGTAAGACCATTCCCGACATAATGCCCCTCGATCCACGCCACACCTTCTGGAGTATGGGCAAGGACGGACTCGATTGGGTCATCTACAGGGTGAAGAAGACTTCTTCTGAGATCAAGGCCGCCTATGGCGTTACCATTATGGAAGGAAGCGATCAGAAGCAGGGAATCGACGTTTACGACTACTGGGACAAGGACGACAACAAGGTGGTGGCGGAGAACCAGATACTCAAACGCAACACCCGTCACGGCTCCCCACGCATCGCTCTCATCATGGGGGTGGTCGGCTCCAACCCGCAGATACAGCACAAGACCAACGCCGATACAGACAGGGACTTCGGAGACTCTATCTACCACGCCAATAGAGCCTCGTATCCTGAGCTGAACCACGCTCTTTCGACCATGAGCGAGTTCGTGAAGAGGTCTTTGAAACAGCCCGTTATTATTACCTCCCCTGGTGGCGAGAAGACGCTAGAAGAAAATCCCTACCTTGCTGGCGAAACGATTTCTCTGCCCGAAGGTAGCAAGATAGAGGTTCTGGATATGATGACGATGGCTCAGGAGACGGGGGCCTATCTGGGTCTCCTCACGGGGGAGATACAGCGTGGGGCATTGCCCCACAGCGCCTTTGGAGAGCTTCAGTTCCAGCTGTCGGGGTTTGCCATCAACTCTCTGCGACAGGGCATGTCCACCTCCGTAGAGCCGCCACGGGAGGCGATGCAGGACGCCTATCTACAGATAGCGAACCTGCTGGTAGATCAGTACGTTACGGGCAAGTGGAAGGCCGTCGAGGTCAGCGGTGTAGACCGCAACAGGGAGTACTTCCGAGAGGAGATACAGCCCGATGTGGTCAAAGAAGGCGGCGAACTGACGGCCAAGCTGGTCGCCAAGCTGCCCCAGGACGATGCGGCGACGATGGCGATGGCGGTGCAGGCACGGGAAGGCCCCGTACCTCTGTTCCCAGACAGATATATTCGAGAGGAAATGTTGAGTATAGAGGACTCCGACCTGATGGAGACCACCATACTAGAGCAGCAGGCGACACGGGCTATTCCGCTGGCCAACGCTCTGATGCTGATGGAGGCAGCCGCTGAGTCGGGCAACGTTATTTTGGCTCAATTATGGCTCAAAGAGGCCCAGTTCCAGATGATGGCGAAGGAATTGCAACTTGCCCAGCTATTCGCAGCCGCTCAAGGCCTGGGCGTCACTCCCCCACAGGGCGGGAGTGAGACTTCTCCCAACGGTAGTAGCAAAGGCGCTGGCCCGCCTCGGTCTGATCCACGGGTGGCTCCTAACGCCGCTATAGGGATACCTCCACCCACACCAACGCCGCAAGCGGGGCCTGTGGTACCCCCGGGTTCACCTCGCCCTGGCGCACAGACTCCAAGGTCGTTAGCTTAAATAAGGAGAAACGATATGGCAATAGCAAACGCAGCGCAGGTACTTCTCGGACAGCCGCAGACTATTCAGGACATCATGAACAGCCTGAATAACGGCGACATAACGGTCGATGAGGCTATGAAGTTGCTTCTCAACTTTTGGACTTCGGCGGGTTCTTCTAATCCCACGCAGGCTGCAAACGATATGCTCGACGCCTTCGCGGGAGCGACGACACCCAAGATTACGGGTACCGAAGGCAACCTGCCCACAGGTACCACAACCCCGACTACTACCGAGCCCATATCGGGGGCGATTCAGCCCACCACGTCCATTGGAGCGTTGCCAGAGGAGCTTTTTGGGCTTCAACCTGCGTTCCAGAGGGGAATACGGGAGGCGGGACTGCCAGGAGGCATCGGCGGTGGGCCGTTTGGTGCGTTCTTGGAGAGTCGATTCTCCCCTACTAGGGCAACCTTCTTAGGAAATGTCGCAACGGGCAACTTCAACCCTGAGAATCCCCAAACGGCATTTGCCGATTTTGCAAGGAGCACGGGTGGTGTGGGGATCGGTGGTCAGGCTCAGAACGCCTTCATGGGCCTCTTGAATCTAGCTCGTGGTAGCGATATATCCAATCAGCCACTAGAGGCGCAGCGGTTTATCAATCCGCAGGAGTTCTCCGACTTTCTGCTCGGAGGCAATCTGGCGAGAGAGGCGATACGAGGAAGAATCGGAGGGGCCGCGGCCAGTCAGCTAATCCCAGGTGCCCCAGCCCTGGCGAACCAGTTCCTCGCTGGCCCTCAAGCAGCCCAGACAGGCCAGTTTCTACCTTTCCTACAGAAGATGTTCGGGTTTTAGAGATCCAGCCCCTTCGTTGCCTGCACTTCGGCTCATGTTTTAGGAGAAAGCAATGACTATGCAGCAATTTGAAACCAATCCCTTCTTGGCATTTTTAGAGGACAACCAAAGAGCCGCCTTCTTCGGGGAGCAGGAAAGGTTCGGAGGGGCACGAAACGCTCCCAGCCAGAAGAGGTTCTTCCAGGGCCAGTTCCAGAACATCCAGAACGAGTTCCTGGGCAAATTGGCCCAGCAAATCAGGCAGGGACAGACTCCCAATTTGCGGTTTACAGACTTTGTGGGTGGTCTTGACTTCACTCAGAGGTTCGCATCGCTACCCCCGTCCTTTAGAGGCGACTTCCCAAGCCAATTCAACCCACCAACGAGAAGTCTCTTCTTTTAGGCTATGTTGCGAGTTCCCAAGACCATCCAGGTCGGCGGTCATACTTACACTATTGGTTTTGATGGCGTGCGATTACGTGACGAACGCTTATCTGGGGACACGAGTCACCGAATGGGGCGAATCGCCTTAGACAATACCCTGCCACCATCAGGACGAACCGAGACGCTGTTGCACGAACTTATACATTGTGTAAATAAAGTGTACCTCAACGGGAACTTGGGGGAAGATGTGGTGTCGGCGTTGGCTGAAGGTCTCAATCAAGTTCTACCCCAATTGGGCATTGAGTTTGATTGGAGTGAACTGGAGAGTGAAGAGTGACCACCGAGTCTGAAGAGCAGCGCAGACGCCGTAGACGCCTCGAACTGGGGCTGGGCCCTTCTAAGCCCGTAGAGGCTCCTACGAAAGAACCTCCCAAGTCAGCTAGCATAGATGAGGTTCTCGGTGGTGCTAATCAGTTCACCAGCCCTCTGAACGCCCAGGAACTAAAGAGGCGCATCCTATCGCTGCCCGAAAAGGACAGACAAGAGGCCATACGGCGGTACGAGACCTCCCCCGCTCAGAGGGGAAAGCCCAAGCCTATTACTTTCATTCCAGAACGTCTGGGACAGGCATTTCAGACGGGAATTATCGAACCCGCTGCTGGGATAGCTACCGAGACTGTACAGAAGGCCATCCCAGGGGAGCAAGAAGTGGAGCGCAGGGCTCGAGAGTTTCGTGAGGAGGGCATTGGTCCCTTTACGGCTGCTGCGGAGGCTTTCAGGCAGTCCGATTTCCCCTCGACCACCGTGGATGTTCTCACACCCTTTCTACGAGCGATAAACCCTGCTTTAGGAGCAATCCGTGATATTGCGGGACGACCCGCTGTTCCCCTGCCTGCTGGACGCTCCTTCCGTGACGTACAGGTAGGCGTTAAAGGAGCGATAGAACTTGCCGCAGATCCTATAAACCTTGCATTGGGCGCTGGGCCTGCCATAAGAGGTCTTCGGGGCTTAGCGAAAGGGATTCCAGCAGCGACAGAGAGGCTTGCTACTCGTGGGATACCAGAGTTGCGTCCAGGGAGTCCAAGGGCGCCAGAGGAGGTAGGTTTAGCACGGATACCTCAAGGGGCACCCGAACCACCTTCCACAGTGCCCACACGGGCCGTAGAGCCACCAGCGGGAACCTTCCTTGAGAGTATACTAAGGGGTTTTGCATTAAATGACCGTAATCTAGTTCTAGCGAGCAAGTTTAAGAGAGAGAACATCCAACCCGCTTTTCTCGCGCGGTTTGGAGATTTCCCTGTCATGAATTTCCGCCAGCAACCCAACGGCGAGCCACTTCTAGCAATTGCGACTGCTGGGTGGAGGAAGAGGGCAGAAGAAATCGGACTGGAATTTGTAAAGAAAGGAGCATTTGAAGACCTCTATAGAATCCCGCAGGCTCAACTGCGTCCAGGGGTTCCGAGGGTTGCGCCAGAGGCAGGCAGGGTTAGAGTGCCACCTGCTGTAGCGGGACAGCCAGAGGCGGGAGTCCAGGCTGGGGCACTTGGCGTACCAGATAGGGTGGTTACGCCAAGGGGTAAAGGGATAACGACCCAAATCTCTATGGATGACCAGCTACGCCTTGAGCAAGCGCGTCAGGCGGAACAGCAACCTGCGTTACAGTCTGCTTTTGAGCAAGCTGCCTCTGATTTAGAAGGCGTGACCGTTCGACTTGAAGCTCTCCGCTCTGATCCTGTGGTACGTCCACGATGGTCAGCGGGCTTAACCAATGAAGAATTGAAGGCGGTTGCCCGACAGGAAGGGGTCAGTCCATATAGCTTGGACTGGGGCGACGCCCTCGATCTGGAGGTTATCTCAGAAGCCAAACGTGGCGCTGCAGGTAGGAGCGGATACCATAACATCCCTTAAACAGGAACAGAAACTTCTGTCTGCTCAGGTTAAGGATGCCCGTGCCCAGTTGGACGAAGTGGTTGTCGCTCAGCAACGCCAAGTGGAAGGTGCTGCTGTACCGCCACGAACACCTGGGACGGCAGCGGGAGCGAAGATGAGAACTCCGCCGCCGAGGAGACCCGACCTTGCTCTCGTGGACGACCTCGATATACCGCCCTACGAGCGGATGACGACGACACTTCTACGGAAATTTGAGTCCACAACGAATATTTCGTCTCTTGAACTGGAGGACTTTGGACGAGGCACACTAGCGCTTTATAAACGTCTTGGTATCGACCCTCGGACTATTACCGAAGCCGAGAGCGACCTTGTGTTGGCAATCTTCCATGGAGAGCGCCCCTTGTCTGCGCTGCCTCCTAAGTGGAGGGAACCGTTTCAAGTTATCAGGGGGCTAAAAGACCTAGAAGAGTCGGAAATGCTGGACTTCTTAACATCCAGGGTGGCAAAGAAGGATGCCGACTTTGTTTCCTTTGATGTAAAAGCCCTCATAGGGCGGTTTCTCAATATCCACGACTACTTTCCCCGATGGTGGAAGCAGAAGCCAATACCCAAAGGTGCACCGAAGGGACGGGTTGGCGTTACTCCAGGATTTGCCAAGCCACGAGTACCACAAACATTCTTGGAGATGCGAGCGTTTGGTCTAGAGCCGTTGCACAAAGATCCGATGGTGATGATGGCTCTAAAACGCTATGACGGGGTACGGTATAGGAATCTCATAAGGCTAATGTCGGCTCTGAAGTTGCGGGGGAAGCTCTTGCCCCTTAACGAAATGCCAGAGAGTGGATGGCGGGTGCCAAGGGGCGTTGGGCCTCTATTCGAGGGCCGTCCTATTCCCGATCCCCAGGTTAAGAGTGGCACCTTGATGAGCAGGCAACTTGCGGTGCCTCATGAGGTGGCGGACTTCCTGGAGGGTGAGTTTGGACGGAAGGCGGATCTGATAGTTAATCTCATGGGTCGGGATGTGGACGTTCTAAGAGTTATCGATGCTCTTACAGCCGGACTGAAGCTGAATAAGCTCACCCTCAGCTGGTTTCAGCATATCGACATCGCTACTCGTACTCTCGGCGCCACTTTTAGCAAGGAAGGATTCCGAAGTGGCGCTCCTCTAAAGTTGCCTTCTCTGGCGAAGGACTTGTTCGAGTCTGCCTTTATTCCCGCCAAACGAGCGGCTATGAGTAAGGGGATGCTCAGTACGAAGCCTATTATTAAGGGACGGGGTATTTCAGAGCGAATGCTGGTTGAAGAGGGGCTGAATATCAAGGGTGACATCAGCATCATCGAGCGCCACGTTTGGCTTCTGAGATAACCTCCAGATCGAGGGCGTCGCCCCAGTCCAAGCTATATGGACTGACCCCTTCCTGTCGGGCAACCGCCTTCAATTCTTCATTGGTTAAGCCCGCTGACCATCGTGGACGTACCACAGG